GGCCTTAAGGGTGCAGCAGATGCTACTAAAGCAGTTGGTGACATTAGTGGCGGCTTAAAGGCGGTTGAACTAGGTGAGTCACTACCAGCAGCAATGAGAGCTGGTGATATTACTTCTAGACTGACAAATGCAGGCGCTCTTTCCGGCGGTGTGGATTTAGGCGCTGCACCAGACTTTAGTGGACTGACAGGATTATCTTCATAATGAGTAATAAAGAACAGCTGAAAAAGTATCGAGGCTTGATTAACAGCTTTAGGTCTTACCGGACCATGTCTACTCGTATTTGGGATGTGTGCTTGCTTTATGTGCAGGGACGACAACATCTAGAATATGATAGAGATATCGCACGTTACATCACAGCACCTAATCAACCTGGCAGGTTTAGGGTTTCCATTAATCTTATCCTACAGTTTTACAGAACAATCCTCAGCAAACTTCAGATGACTGTTCCTAATATTACCGTTCTGCCCGCTTCACCAAGCACAGAAGACATTATCAAAGCTCGAATGGCTGAGGATGCTTTTAAGTACTACTATCAAGAAGACAACTTCGATGAGAAGGCACAAGACATGCTGCAGTGGTTGTTGACATGTGGAACAGCAGCACTACACACTTACTACGACCCAGATGAGGAACGTATTAGAACTCGCGTCTATAGTCCTTATGATGTTTTCATTGAAAAGGGTGCACAGACCGAGCAACAAAGTAGGTTTATCGCATTACGACAGTTTATAACACGTTCAGAACTTACTGCAACATATCCAGACTTTGCTGAACAAATAGAAATAGCTCCTAGCTCTCAAGTAGATGCATATGATACTGGTAATACCACGTATGCAGAACTAGATGACAGGATAGAGGTATTTGAGATATTCGGTCATGAAGGCGCAACAGGCGTCATGATGGGTGACATAGTTCTATTTGAAGGTGAGTGGGAAGGCCCACACCCAGTTCAGCTCATCAGATACACAGATATCCCTGGTAGATTCTGGGGTGTTGGTCTTATTGAACCAATGGTCGAACTACAAAATCTCTACAATAGAGCACGTGCACAAATCGTGCAAAATGTGGAGTTGATGTCTAATCCTAAGTGGTTGATTCCTAAATCATCAGGTGTTTCATCCGACCAGATTAAAGGCCGACCAGGTGAGAAGATTTTTTATAACGCTGCCGGCGGAACTCCTAAGCAGGTATCAGCTGCTCCTGTTCCCGGTTACGTGTTAGACAATGTTATTAGATTACAATCAGAAATGCAAGATGTTGCAGGTATCCACTCCACATCACTAGGCCGCCGTGCCGTTGGTGTGACAAGCGGTAAAGCTATTGAGGCTTTGGCAACACAAGATGTTTCTCAGTTACAAGTAACGCAAAAGAATATTGAAGGTGCTATTAAGCATCTAGCAGAGCGCGTTCTCACACTTATGAAGGAATACTATCCCGAGAAGAAGATGATGAGAATGATGGACTCCTACGGTCGAGTGATATTCAAGGAACTACGCACCACTAGTTTAACAAAGGACCCAGAAGTCTTTGTTGAAGCAGGTTCATCCTTTATTGAAGAGGCAGGTGCTAAGGATGCTAAGGTTCTTAACTTACTGCAATCACAGCTTATCACTCCTGAAGAAGCTCGTAACGCTCTATCCCATCACACTGGTCTGGACTTCGTTACCAAAGAGACTGCAGATATGTCCCACGCTATGGATATTATCGGTGGTGTTAAAGATGGCAACACAGTTGAGATATACGCTTCAGACAATATTCCAATCTTCATCCAGGTCTTCACAGATTTCATGAGAACTTCTGACTTCTACGACTTAGATGAAGAACAACAGAACTACCTCTCAGATATCCTGGTTGCTATGACAACATTCGGTCAGCCGGCAGGAACTTATGAGCAAGGCCTCTTGAACTTCAAGGTGTTCCCACGCCAAGAGATGGACCCAACAAATGCACTGGATTCAGTTGCTATGCAATCATCGAATGCAGCTCAAGGTCAAACAGCAGGTGATGTAACTGACCTTGCAATCACCTCAGAAGAGATTGGTGTGGCCAGAGCACCTCAACAGATAGCTGGTGAACCTGGTGTTGAGTTTGCGACAACAGAACAGATTATTGCAGGTCAATCCCAAGGAGGCAAATAATGTTCAGCACAGAAGTTAAACAGCTTTTTCTAGAGTTTATCGATGAGACAGACACAACATTCCAGTCTAACGCGTCGACGGACAGTTTTCTAGACCTGGGTTACGAACAGTTCAGAAACTTTGCCATGCAGCATGACCCTAACCTCTTTATAAAAAGAGCAGTCATCGACATGGATGTGGCACAGGATAACAATACTCGAATCGTTGATTTATCCAGTTTTGCTGTTGTTCCCAATACGCCGGCAGGGGTCCCATTCGTGGCACCTCTCATGGGGCCATTGGCTGTCCCCGGTGAAAGACTAGTTAAGTTACGTAGTGCGGCAGCAGTAGATAACAACGGTGCTATCCGGTTCAGGCTTGACCAAGTTAATAGACAAGAAGATTTTTATAACTACACAAACTCAGATAATCCCCAGGTGTGCTTAGAAGGTTTTAACCTCATTACATCTATCAACATAGGTGGAAATCTACAGTTAGAGTATATGGAACAACCTCAGGGTGGCTGGTCAGCCGGTTTCTACCTAGATGACCTTAACGCATTTCATCCTCTTATCGCAATCTATGCAGCACGCTACTACATGATTAAAGATGGCGGAATAGCAGAGCAACTTCAAGTGCAAGGCGCAAAACTTGAAAAGGCTTTTGAGTACTATCTGCAACAAGGACGGACACAAGGTTCTTGGTTTGTTCAATATTAGGAGTTTAGAATGACTGCCACAAGGACGACGTTAAACCCTATATTAAAAGACGACTACGGTGTGAGTATAACATCGGAGCAGTTAGAAAACAGTCCTAAGGGATTAGCAGCACTAAAGCTTTTAGCTAAGAAAAAAGGAAAGAAACGTAATGGCAAGTAAGTTTCCAGAACAAGACATCTTAGTTAAGGGTATTCTTAGCACTGATACAAAGTCAGGCACTGAGTGGATTCAGAATCTTTGGACACCCAATAAGACATTAGAGGTTCGACCAGGCTTCGGCCAGGTTTCACAGATAGACAGTACGCTCTCCCGTTTCAATAACTATGACCCTGCATCGGAAACAGATTCTACAACGCAGCATGTATTAGGCTTCCAAAAAGTTTTAGGTTCCTATGTCATGAAGACAGTGGAAGGTCAAATACAGATTATCTCAGTCTTTAAGACGCTAGGATTATCAACTAGTTCAGATGCGGCAATCAGCTCGTCAGGTTACTCACAGCCACGCCGGATAGCATGCTACGAGGTGGTCATCTATGATGTAGATAACGACCAGAGATGGCATGAGATTCTTCCTACAAGAACATCTAATAAAAACGCTGGTAATCGTTCCCCTAAGTTTTGGCATGGCGGATATGAAACTAACAGCGACCGGGATTATACTGACATACTAGTAGGAGAAGGAGAAGCCACAGTATCTTTTGTAGAGCTAGATGGCTACCTTTTCTTCGGTTCAAATGATATTCCACTGTTCTGTTATAACCCATCCACATTTAGAAGTCAACTGACACAGCCTACACGTCGCAAACAGGTAACAGTTATAGATGATAATGATAGTTCTTACGAACCTTATGGAGAGACATGCAGCATAGTTCGAGTATCACCATCAGTTAATGATGCTCTAGGACAGGCTTTTGATTTCTTGGACAGTCATGAACTACCTAATCCGACAGCGGTTACTGAGTTTCAGGGTCGATTGGCAGTAGGTAGAGATAAAACTGTTAGGTTCTCAGACTTAAACTTTCTATCAGCTTGGAAAACACTAGACTTTATTCAGATTCCATCCTTTAATGATATCACATGTATGACGTCCGTTGGACAGTTTCTTTACATCTTTACTAGTACTGAGACATTCCTCTATCGGTCACCAGCATCAGGAGCATTACTTTCTGGTGGTGAGATTATAAAGGTATCAGATGAGATTGGTTGCTTTGGTCCCCTTGCGCACTCACGTATTCAAGGTGTCATAGTTTTCGCTGACGCTAGTGGTATTCACACAGTCAACGGTAGCACTATAAAGACATTATCCGGCCCTATTAAGCATATGTTCCAAGGTGGTATCTCCAGTCCTTTGAATAACTACACTACTCAAACAGGGTGGCTCACATACACAAATGACCAACCACGAACATTCTTTGATGTAAGAGATGATGAGGAGTTTGTAACGATAGCTTATGATGAGCTAACAACTTCTCTATTCTGCACAATACCACGATTAAACTTAACAGTCGTCTTTAAGGCATCTTCTGGATTTACATTCTGGAACTTCGAAGACATTGTTACTCCTGACTCTACTGTTAATGCTAAGAGAAATCTTCCCAATCCTCAGGTCCTTGCTTTAGATGGAGAAATCTACCTGGTAGGAGGAATAGAAGATAAGTTATTTAACTCATCAGTTACAGACCCAGCAGCCGGTGGTACTGCAGAGGGCACCGAGGAG